GATGGTAGTGGTAAATCTACACTAATTGAAAACGTAGCAACGAATTTGATCAAGAAAAATATGAAAGTAGAGATAGTTAAATTTCCTAATGAAGATCATTTTCTTGGGTATACTATAAGACAAATACTCAAAGGTAGACAACCAATGCCTCCTACGAATCTATTCCAATCTATGTATATGCTAAATTTTATAGATACCAATACTCATTATATAAATCCTACTTTGAAATATGAACCTGATACTATATTTTTAATAGATAGAATTCCTACATTCTCATCTTTTGTATATTCTAAAGTAATGAGGTTTGATTTCTATAAAATTGTAAGACAAGAAGTGCATGATATGCAAGTACAATCAAATCGCATATTATACCCCTCTTTTGACATCATCAATAAGTACTATGGTAAATTGGATTATCATGTGGACTTACTAGTTATGCTTAATATACCTGACAAAGTTATTATAGACCATTCTATGGAAAGATGTAAGAATAATCTTAACAGCCGTGAAGAAATATTTGATAAAAAAGAATCTGTACTTACTCAAATATCTTATTATAACTACTTTTTTGAATCTTTTAAGGCTGAACCATCGAATGCGTTTACAGAGTTTATCAAACTCAATAAATGGGATAATAAATTATCTGAAAAAGATAATTACAATAATTTAGAAAATGAATTTATGACCATCTTAACCGACAGATTAGGAGGTTATAACAATGGCATTATGGAAAAGAGTGCTGCTAAGTCTAACGATACAGATTAAAATATTACATTTGCTTATAAAACATTTAAAAAATAAATGGATTGGTCAGTGGAAGTCTTCTATTGCTACACTAATAATTCTCTTATTAGGAACTATATTACCAACCATAACAATCTTCATATATGGAGAAAGTTATTTTGGTAATTATTTCGTAATAGTATTCGTATACCAAATAATATTTTGGGGTTGTTTAATATTATTAGCAGTTATGAATAAAGCCCTTATGATATCTAGAATGATACAAAAGTTTGAGTATGCATCTATTACTTATAAATTTATGAATGAATGTTATCATAAAATCGTGGAGGAGTATGATAACTTCATAAGACTTAAAATGGAACATGATAAAAGTTATAATAGAAAATATTATGATAGGGTAATAATGAATACCATATACATCGTTATATTCGAACTATACTTTAATAATCTTGCATCTATGGAACAATCTTGTGATGCACATCTTACTGATATGAATAATATATTACAGCTATATCATGATAGACATTTTATGAACTATTATTCTAGAATATTTTTCTCTTTAAAAGAATCAGAAGATGACGAATTGGCATATCAGACTCTTGTAAAAACCATACGAGATGATGTATGTAATATACTAGAACCATATCATTGGTTTGGAGAATCATTTAATGAAGATGAGATCATTAAATTCATCGAGTATGTATTGAATAGATGGTTTAGTAATATCATCTTCTTAGGTATAAATAAAGCAAAGTTGTATGGAAGAAAACAATCATTATAAAAAAAATATGATAGAGAGGTTAATACCTCTCTATCTAAAAATTTGTTTATTATACGTGATAAGCAACTTGCATATCTGGGAAAACAGAATCTATTTTAAGTATCAATGCCCAATCATTATCTGTTACACCATCATCATAAGTATTGAGGAGTTGTTTAATTGGTGCAAAATATCTAGTAGATCCTACTACAGCTCCATCTTCAAATAAACTAAATACTTTTAATACATTAGCGATTCTGTATGGATTAATCCAATTACCGTTAAAATATACCAACTCAAAATTTAGTCTTACATTATTCTTATATACGATTATATAGAGTTTCTCTATATTGGCTTCTACTATCAAATCTGTAATAAACTTTCCTCTATACTCAGAATCAGGATCTTTACTATATGAGAATAACATTTGGTCATTTATTATAAATAGCATTGCATCTAATGGTGTTCTCCATCTATAATAAGAGTTGGCATACTGGTTTATATCACGTACTCTTGTCTTTGCTTTGTAATCTAATTTTTTATACTGGAAATCTATAGCATCCGTAGCATATTTCTTACACACTTTCATATCTAAGTCTAACCAACAAAATACATTTTTAAGATACTCTATATATCTCAAAGTCATTGCATGACAAGATACTTCTACTAAAAACGCACATTCTTCTCTACTTATTATCCCATCAAGCTGCATTTTAAAAAATGTACTTAAATCCTGGTCTACATGCAATAACTCATGAATTATCGTATAGAATACTCTTGAGTCTAATTCCTCTACAGTTTTAGCACCAGTCATAATCCCATGGATATTAAGAGAGATTGTGTTAAATATAGACGAACCATATAATCCAGTATTCGCCATAAACGTTACATTCTCTGCCATTACTACTTTATTAACCATACCATTTAATTGTCTGACTATATATTCAGCTATTTGACAATTATGACTATAACTATCTTGTCTATAATCACCACTATTCAATATATACAAATCATTTGTAAATCCAGTATTATACTCTTTACCCCCAATAAACACTTTACAATAACCTCCTATTTTTATCTTTAAATACTATATCAGTATTAAGCTCATTTATCTCTATTCTCATTATGCAGGTGTTTTTGATAAAATTAATACTTACCCTACTACCATGATTTCTTATAGTAATCACATTTACTGTTGGTAAAATCACTCTCCAATCATTATATACTCCATTCCTCATTATATCTACTTCTAAATCAGGTTTAGATCTAGAGGTTGATACTTTTAATACAAAATTCTCACATCCACTGCGTTTTATTATATTCTCTATTCTCATTTCAGGTCTATCTACGTTATAATAAAACGAATATCTATCTATTACATATAACAACTTCTCCAATGGACTTCTAATCTTAAAATAAAAACGTAAAAAATAATTAACCCCCTGTAAAACTAATTCATTATACCAGACTGATGGGTCTGGTAATTCCAGTATAAGATTTATATTATATTCTAATTCAGGTTTAATTTTTTCCATCACTTTATACGTAACTGCATGGCAAGATAATTCTTTTATTCTAGCACCTTCTAATAATCCATATGGTGATTCATCATATGCTCTTTGATTCTGATCTAAATGTAATAACTCATGTATTACTACATATGCTATCATACCATATACTTTACTACGATTTAGTATATTACCATTTCTACCAATAGTTGTAGCTAATATATTAGGAAGATAGATATATACTATACTTCCTTCACTTAATCCAGAATAATAGATATCTGGGTTAGTATCGAATATAATAGAAGTTGCTGGGAATACATTATTCACTATACCATTATATCGGTCAAATACATATGAGGCAAAGTTCTTCATCTCCATATAAGTAATATTATTGTTTTGAGTATTTATCATATCTTAAATCTCCTCCTCATATTTATAGTATATAATCATCTTAGATAATAAAAAAAAGACCACCCAAGATGGGCGGCCTTTTATTGTGTTGAGAGACAATGTTACCATTCGATGATAACAGTGTCATCCCAAGTGGTCATGCGGATCTTGTATCCATTTTCAACCAACAATTGTTTGATCATCTCCTTTTCTAAACAATCAAAGTCGTACAACTTGATTTCCAACTTATTGCAGTTTGTCTTTGCTGCGGCAATCAATTTCTGGTTCAACATGTATTCCATGCATCTTCTCACACGATTGAAATTCTGGAACGCACGGACTTCGTTAGCTTTAATCATGATAAACTCCTCCTTGTTGATATAAGGGTTACTATTTTACATGACACTCACTTTGGCATCACAACCTTACTATCACTATTATAATATATAATCGAAATATATTATTTTTACTTTATTTTTTAGGGTATCACAGTAATTTAACTAAAAAAAGACCGCCCAAGATGGACGGCCTTTATTTTTAAAGTAAGTTACCAAGAGATGATCATATCATCTTCTTGGTTTAAACTTACCTCAAAGTTATTGGACAATAATTTGTTCATAACCCACTTGCTTTGGTATTTATTTGCTACTGAAAATACTGTGCTACGATTGCATTTTTCGGCAGATTCTATAATTTCTGTTTCCACTGCTTCTAAAAGCTCTCTTTTGTTTCTTTCTACATCCAATACCAAATCTTCCATAAAAGAGTCTTTTTTGCTGTATTGCGTTAATGCGACAACTGATTTTTCTTTATTATAAACACACCCAAGCTCATCTAATATCTTAGGCAAATATTCGTTGCTACCCAATAAACAAATCGAGTATCCAAAATCGGTTGCCGACGAAATTAATAACTTTTTAATACGCTCCTTTTCTTTTTCATATTCGCTCTTTGCGGTGATTTTCAAAGCTTCTCTTGCATTGATCATTTACAATCTCTCCTTTTCTAATAAACAAAAAGCTATGATAATATTGATACTATCATATCTATAATATATAATCAAAATATATTATTTTTACACTATTTTTAGAGTATCACAGTAATTTAACTAAAAAAAAGACCGCCCAAGATGGACGGCCTTTATTTTTTTATTCGAAGATTGCCTCATTATAAGGCATTACTTCATAGCGGTTTACCACTCGCTGTACAGTTCCATTCTTTTCACGGAACTGTACGAAGTACACTCCGTTAATAATCGGCGTATAGGAATAAAAACCATCTATCCAATTGTCTTTCAACTCTTTGAGTTTGGCTTTTGCCTCGCTCAACGTCATTCCTTTCCGTCCTACTACGAAAGCAATACCATTCTCAGCAACAACATACTTATCCATAGTGATCTCCTCCTAGAGATGATATAAGGGTCACTGTTTTACGTAAGACTCGCCTCGGCCTTACAACCTTATTATCACCTCTATAATATATAATCGAAATATATCACTTTTACACCCATTATTTACCTGACTCGACTTAGTAGTAAATAGGGAATATATTTCCCATACTGTTTAAGGAGGGAAATTATGGCTATATTAACATCTAATGAATTGCAATTCAAAAGAGAAGATGTATCTCCTCATATAGTAGAAAATAATAATATAACTATCTATTATCAACGATCTACGACTAACTCATCTTTTATAGAAATGAGTAACTATCTTAGAGGTATAGGAGTTCGTAACTATAGATTTATGCTTGCTCTATTAGATAAAGACCTTGCTGGTATAGATCCACACGATCCTAATCTACCAGAGATTTATAAGTATAAAGTCTTAGCTGAAGTAAGAAATAATATATGGTATTTCTTAAGAGAAGTAGTAAGAATACCAGCATCTGGTGAACCTAGTAAGTTTATACTTAATCGAGGGAATATGGCATTTATTTATATGGCTTCCATGAATATAAATACCATCAATATACAACCTCGTCAGACAGGTAAGACTATAGGTGCTGCTTGCTTCTATTGTCATATATACAACTTTAGAACTCAGAATACTCAGATATCATTATTAAATAAAGAGTTTAAAGATTCTAAAGAAAATCTTGGTCGTATAAGAGCTATACGTGATTTATTACCATCTTATTTAAGATTCGATGCTCTATTCTCTGAGGTAAATGGTAAACGTACTAAAGTAAAGACAACCCAAGAGTTTATGGAGAATGCTATAAACCATAATAAATTAAGAACCTATGCTAAAGCAAGAAATGAGCTAGCAGCGGCTAATCTATTACGTGGTCAGACTTTCCCATTACTCTGGGTTGATGAATTTGCATTCGTTCCATGGATTAAAACTATTTATGGTAATATGATACCAGCAATGTCGAAGGCTACAGAAATTGCTAGAGCTAATGGTGTACCTTATGGAATTAACTATACTACTACTCCTGGGTTCTTAACTACAGAAGAAGGTAAGTATGCTTACAAAATGATTCATATGGCTACACAGTTTAATGAAGCTTGGTATGACTTAAGCTATTTCCAAATAATGGATATCATAACTGCAAATCGTATGTCGAACTTTGTATTTATACAGTTTAATTATCAACAGTTAGGATATTCGGAAGAATGGTTCTATGAAAGATGTAAAGAAGCTGGATGGGATTGGCCGCTTATTAGACGTGAGTATATGCTCGAATGGTCTGATGAAGCAGAAAACTGCCCATTCACCAAAGAAGAGTTGGATATCGTAGCCAAATTCTGTAAGAAACCTAAGAAGACTGTACTTATATTTGGTAAGTATGAACTTAAAGTATTTGAAGAGATTCCTCTTAAGACTAACTTAGTTCCTAAGTATCCACCAATTATTGGTGTTGACCCATCTGGTGGTGTATCACAAGACTGGAGTTGTTTAACTTTTGTAGACTCTAGAACTACTAGAGTATTTGCAGAAATGAGATGTAATACTATAAGCCTTATAGACTTAGCTAGAGTTATAGAGTATATAGTGTTAAATATGATGCCCAATGCAGTTATCAATATAGAAAGAAATGGAGTAGCGGAAGCGATCTCAGCATAAAAAGTAATTTTTATGTTTCGACAGTGTTTAATGCTTTGAAGAAGGTTAGAGCCTATTAGCCACAACGCAATCTGTGAAGATAATCGTGATGGATTGAAAAGTAATAGGATTCCTTTGTTTAGCAGCTAAACTAACTTTTTATATATAAAATAACCTTAGAATAAATGAGGTGATTTTATATGTTTAAAGAAATACCTGGATTTTCCAATTATATAATAAATGAGAATGGCGATATATATTCACATATTTCTAACAAATTTTTATCACAGACTATTTTTGCTAATGGATATAAAGTTGTAACTATAATATCTGATGACGGTATTAAAAAGAAATGTTCCGTTCATAGATTAGTTGCAATAACATTTTTACCAAATGAAAATAATTTCCCTGTAGTTCTACATAAAGACAATAATAAATTAAATTGTCATATATCTAATTTAAAATGGGGAACCTATTCAGAAAATAATAGTCAAGCTATACGAGATGGGTTAAATAAAATACCTAGACCGGATAATAGAAAAGTGTATAGTTTGATTAATGAAAATAGCCCTGTTTATGTAGATTGCTTAGGAATAAAAAATATTATTTCTAAAATAGGGTTTGGTAATGATAGTCGTATAAGAAATTATATTTTTAGAAATAGTGAAATACCATATGGAGATTTTAGTGGTTGGAAAATAAAATTAAAAAGTTAGTAAGTTCAACGATCATCTCCTGACGGGAGAGTAGACCCACAAGCTTATGGTGGAAGAAAAATCCTGGTCCTAATATATAATTATTAGGAATGACAAATGATCTGGTCACGTTCTGTAATGGAAGTGCTTGGAATATATACCAAGAGTATAGAGTTGCGCCTATATGAAACACAACGGTTATGGTCTTTCTATTATTGGTAGACTCAAAGAATCCAAAGTAAAACGTAATCTCTATTATGAGATTAAAGATAAGATAGTAGAAGAAGTAATGCAGAATGGTAAACCTGTAAGAGTTACTAGGAAGACTAAATGCTTTGGTTTACATTCAAATCATGAAATAAGAAATCTTCTTATAGAGATTCTTAGAGAGAGAATGAATTTCCATAAAGATAAATTCATATCTCCTACTTTATATGAAGAAATGAGAGGATTGGAAGTAAAACGTAATGGTAAGGTAGAACATTCTGATCTTACCCACGATGACCAGATATTCTCTTACTTAATGGCTCTTTATGTATGGTATGAAGGAAAGAATCTTAGAGAAGATTTCGGTATAGAAAAGGCTGGTATTAAGACTGAAGAGTCTATAGATGAAGAGATAGAATTAGTATCTGGTCCAGGTTCTGGATTTGATATGACTAAATCTATGGCTGCTGCTAATAGACCTGCTGATGCAGCTGATTCTATTTTAACTAACCAGTTAAATGGTCTTGCTAAAGCTAAAGGTCTATTATTCTCTGAATTCGTAGAGCAACAGAGAAAAGCTGATGAAGATCATCTCAAACAATTACTTATGAATCCTAAAGATAAAGAAGCTTATGCTAGATTCTATGGTGTATCTCCAGAAGATGTAGATGTAGATTCTTCAACAGATTCTTTATCTGAGGCTATGAGTACTCTTCCAGAATCTGTATTCTTAGACTTTAATACACCAGAAGAAGAAATGTCTCGCAGTTCCATATATCGTACACTTAATTCAAATATCGGTGCTCAAAGAAATATGGAACAAGAAATGTATGAAGATTCTATTCATTAAATCATATAATGACTGAGGCTAATTACAGCCTCAGTCTTACTTTTGATTTAATCCGAAACAATTTTATAACTATTAGAAAGGAAGGGTAATTATATGAATAGTTTTTTAATGAATAGTAAAGA